CGATGAAATTCAAACTAGGGAATCTGCGTTAAGCGAGATTCAGAATGATGCACTAATTGAATGGTTCACTGGTACACTACTAAAGTGTATGAGTAAGCGAGGTAATAATAGAAGGGTCATCTTCCTAGGTAACATGTATCCAGGGGATTGCCTACTCAAAGTTCTACGGGATAACCCATCTTGGGTATCTATGATTACTGGCGCTATCCTCACTGATGGAGAAAGCCTATGGCCAGAACTGCAGCCAGTATCCTCTCTCATTGAAGAATATAAGCACGATGAGAAGATGGGCAAAGGTCACATTTGGTTTGCGGAAGTACAGAATGATCCACTGGACGCACGTTACCGATTACTAGCGGCACCGATTCCTACTAAGTGGGATAAGGAAGCAGCAGAGATTCAAGCAGACGCCTACTTCTTAACAGTAGACCCTGCAGGCTTCCGTAAGTCTTCGGATGACAACGTAATTGCCCTACATGCAGTATACGCTGGAACTCCAGTCTGCATTGAGCTAAAGGGCGGCGTGTGGAATCCCAAAGAGACTGTAATCAATATCCTAGAGATGGCTCTAGAATGGGGCGTATCTGTTATAGGTATTGAATCAACTGGCTATCAGCAGTCCCTTAAGTTCTGGGTAGAGCAGTTCCTAATAGCCAAAGGCCTCACTCATATCAAAGTAGTTGAACTCAAAACTAACAATAAAACCAAGCTCTCTCGCATTAGGAATTATATTACAGAGTTAATGAGTGGGGATGCTGGTATGACTGCAGGGCCTAGAGCCTTGTTCTCCTACTACGCATCAATGTACAAGATAGACAAGACTGACAATAGGGATGACTACCTAGATGCCCCCGCTTACTCTAGGCAAGTCATGACAGAATACGGGGCTGCTCTAGCTCCTCCTACTCAAATAGCTAATAACCTAGCTTCACTTCCTCCCATGGAATCTGTGGATATTGGAGTATAACAATGGCTGAACCAATGGTAGTCTTAACACAAGATTCACAGGCTAGGCTACTAGCCCACTTTAAATTAATCCTGCAGTATCATCAGGGCAATACTACTTTCCGTAGTAAGATGGATGCTATTGACCTGGCTTATGCACGCTATGAGCAGGCAGTAGTATCTGGAGATAAGAAAGGTATTGATACTTACGGCAAGGTTAAGTGCGATACTTCCGTGCGCCCAGTAGTAAACCCTATTGTAATCTCTAACGTACAGAGTATGGTAGCCTACTGGGTAGAAGTATTCCTCTCAGGCTATCCCATCTTCCCTGTAGTATCAGATCCTTCAAATAAGGACCAAGCAGAAGCATTAGAAGGCATTATTCAGGATCACATTACCCTTACTGCAGGGGATGCTGAACTACAAATGGCCTTCAATGACCTAGGTAAATACAACCTAGCTGCTATTGAGTGTGCATGGGCACCCATTCCTACTTACAACCCTTCCCAAGATCTGGCAGACTTCTCTACTGATCGCAATATTAAGGTAGATATTAAGCACGTTAACCGCCTTAAACGCCTCAATCTGCGTAATACATTCTGGGATGAGTCCTGCGCCCCCTCCAAAGTATCAGAAGATGGGGAATACGTAGGCTATACGGAACTCTACAATCGAGTAAAGCTCAAGCGCCTGCTCAATATCCTCAGCAATGAGAAGAAACTAGTCCATACTACTGTAGTTAAAGCAGCTCTCGAGTCTGCAATGGCTACCGAACTACTGCAAGATGACCCAGTAATTAGTGAGTATACTACTAATCGGGAAAAAGAAATCAACTGGGATACTTGGGCTGGCTATACTGATGAGAATGCTACCCGTAGAGTGCCGCGCAACTCCACTGGTAAGTACGCAGTCTCTACTATCTACGCTCGCATAATTCCAGTAGATTACAATATCAACGTGCCGGCTAAAACTAGCCCTCAAATCTGGAAGCTCACTGTAGTAAATGGGCAAGTACTTATCAGTGCCGAGAAGTTGAATACTGCACAAGATCGCTTCCCTGTAGTACTTACTCCTGCACTAGAAGATGGCATGGAATTGCAAACTCAGTCTTATGCTGAGATGACTATGCCCATTCAAGATGCTACTACTCGCCTATTCAATGCGCGCTTCTCTTCTGCTAAGCGAGCTATTGCAGATCGAGCACTCTATAACCCGGATATGATTCGTCCTAGTGATATGATGAATCCTGATCCTTCTGCTAAGATTCCAGTACGCGCCAACGCCCTACTAGATAACCCATTTGCCAACGCCTATCAGCAGATTCCATTTGATAACCGTGGTACTGAGGGCCTACTACAGGATGCTTTGCTGATTACTAGCTGGCAGAATGACCTCACTGGTGTAAATGCTCCAGGACGTGGACAATTCCAAAAGGGTAATAAGACCCTAGGAGAGTTCCAAACTGTAATGGGCAACAGTGATAATCGCGCACGCCTAAGCGCACTAGTAATTGATCGAAGGGCATTGACTCCCCTGAAAGAACAGTTCAAACTAAACATCCTCATGTTTGGAACCGATACCACCATCATCGCACCTCGTACTAAGAAGAGCCTGGAAGTATCCATTGAAGAATTGATGGCTACTAATATGCAATTCGAAGTAGCAGATGGCTACACTCCTAAGAGTAAGATGGCCTCTACGGAAATGCTAATGGGTGTAATTAACCTCATTGGTACTAGCCCATTCCTACAGCAAGCTTTCGGTCAACAGCTTCCAGCTATGGTAGCGCATCTGGCTTCTCTTGGCGGCCTACGAGGATTCGATCAGTATGCAGATGTAGCTATTAAGGAGCATGAGAAGGCTGCCAATGTACAAATGCAAATGATGCAACTAATGCAGCAACTGCAGCAGCAATTAGGTGGAGCACCTACACAAGAACCAACACAACAGTAAGGTAAGGGGCGGGGAATGAATCGCATTCTAGTAGGGTTTGCAGGTCCAATAGGCAGTGGTAAAGATACAATGGCGCACGCAACTGCTGAGGCAATGAGCGGCACCGTAATGAAGTTCGCTGATCCGCTATATGCTATGGCTAAGGAGGTTGATCCTGCCTTCCATCCTAGTATGTCTCATGCAGAGAAGAATGAATGGCTTCTAGGTAATCCTGAGCTTGGTACTAGACGGGACTTTCTACAGAAGCTGGGTACTGAGTTCGGGCGCTGCATGATTCATAATAGTCTCTGGACTCTAATACAAGAGGCGCGGCTAAGCCAGACCAGTAAGCCCGTTTTCTATTCTGATGTACGCTTCCCTAATGAAGCAGATTGGATTAGGCGTATGGGTGGCCATATTATCCACCTCCGCTGTAATTGGGTTCGGCCCACTACTGATGAAGCTAGTGCCCACATCAGTGAAAAGCCTCTGCCCTTTGTCCAAGGAGATTCAATTATTGGGCTTAGCAAGGGTAAAATACAAAAAGGCGCGAGAGAGGTACTGGGAATCATCGAGGATATTTTCCTTATTCCTAAGGCTAGTAAGTTAGGTTAGTGAAGATTCGTTGATATTCAGTGTAACGTCCCTTTATACGGGGAGCAGGGAAGAGTAGCGTTCAGCAGCAAGCCGCTTAGGTTGCCTGCAACCGGGGGCTGGTGCGTAGCTATCTCTTTATCCTGCAGGGGTCCCCGTGTATAAGGGGAATAGAAACTACATCGTAACGGAACTCCACAATGGACAAGCTCTCGTACTTCCATAAACCAGCAGAACCCTCCTTACCAGCAGATATTGCACACTATAGTAAGCAGCTAGAAGTAGCTGAAGCTCTAGTGGCCAACCCTATTATCGTGGAGTATATCAAGAGCCAGATAGATTATGTAACCTCTGAGCTAGTTAATGCTCATTCTATGGGGCAATCCCCAGAAGTAGCCCGCGCGTTTCTAGTGCAATGCCAAAGCCAAATACGAGCCTACGATCACCTATATGGCCTAGCAACTAATATCGTAGAGATTCGTAATACCCTGACCCAACTCACTACAGAAGGTAATATCCAATGAGCTTCCTCCAAGGTCTTTTCGCTAAGCAAGCCTCTGCTGCCCCAGCTACCCAGCCTACTGCGCCAACCACTACTAACGTAGCTAACCCTACTGGTTCGCCGCATGTACAAGTTCCGACTAATCAGCCGGAAGGCAACAATCAGAATATTCCTAATCCTACTGGAGCTGCTAATCCTACTAAAGATTTCAACCCTCTTGACGCGCTGGGGATTTTGCAGCAAAATACGAACACTGACCTTGGTCAGGCTCCCTCGCTTAATATCTCCCCTGAAGCTCTTTCCGAAGCAGCTAGTAAAATAGACTTCGGTAAACTAATCCCCCAGGACGCTATGCAGCGTCTACAAGACGGAATGCAACAAGGCGATTTGTCTGCTCTACCTGAGCTGCTAACAAGCGTAATGCGTAATAGTTGGCAGATGGGCATCCAGCACAATTCGGCATTGGTAGATAAGTATGTTAAAGATAGCACTGCCTATCAACAGACTGCTACCCAGCAATCCGTGCGCGAACAAGTCCTCACGTCTCAACTACCTTCCGTAAAAGATCTGCACCCTGTAGCGAAGAATATGGTTATTGATACGGCTAAACGTCTTAGCCGCCAATATCCAGAAGCGTCTCCTGCTGAGATTGAAGCAGAAGTATGGACCATCATGAAGAGCTTCAGTGGTGAGTTGGACGTGGACAAGAAACAACAAACTCAACAGGCTAGGGCGTCTGAAATCAATTGGGACGAGTACCTAGACAAGTAATTAGGAGTATCAACTATGTCGATTTATGCCGGTATCTTTAACGCTACTAAGAACCCGCCGGAACTGAACAGTCGTTCTTTCGCAGGTACTATGCTGCGTCGCTTCCCTGGTGGTACTGCTCCTCTGTTCGGCATGACTTCTATGCTGAAGGATGGTCAGGCTAAAGCCACTACCCATGGTTACTTCACCAAGACTATGGAGTTCAGCCGTATCACTATGGCTGCTGCTGCACTGTCTACTGATACTACTCTGACTGTTACTGATACTCAGGGTATCGTAGCTGGTATGATCGTTCACAATGCCACTACTGGCGAGAACATTCGTATCATCTCTGTAGTATCTGCTACTTCTGTTACTGTAACTCGTGCAGTAGGCCGTATTGCTGCCGCCGCTATTGCAGATGCTGCAGTACTGGTAGTAGTTGGTAACGCACATGAAGAAGGTTCTCCACGTCCTACTGCTCGTAGCATCCAAGCAGTGTACGCTAGCAACTTTACTCAGATCTTCCGTAACGCTTGGGCACTTACTGATACTGCCAGGGCCTCTTACGCTGAGCAAGGTTATAGCAACATTGCTGAGTCTAAGCAGGACTGCATGAACTTCCACGCTACTGATATTGAGTCTGCTCTGTTCTGGGGCCAGGCGCATATGTCAGTCTACAATGGTCAGCCGCTGCACACTACTCAGGGCATCATTGACGCCATTCGTCAGTATGCTCCTGAGAACGTCCACGTTGCTGGTGCTACTACTAGCTATGAAGACCTGCGCGAGTATACCAATACTGCATTCCAGAATCAGACTAGTTTGGGCGAATCCCGTACTCGTGCTGTATTCTGTGATAGTCTGGCCATGGATGTTCTGGTTGGTATTGGTGAAGAATATGGCGAGCGTACTGCAACCCAGTCTGAAACCTCGTACGGTATGGTATTCACCAGCTTCCGTACTCGCCATGGCGTAATGAACCTTATTGAGCATCCGCTCTTTAACGGTCTTAACGTACAGCCTGGTATTGCAGTAGGCGTAGACCTGCCGGGTATTCGTATGGCCTACCTGGGTGATCGTAAGCAGAAGGCTGAGAACTACGGAGTTGGCGGTAGTAACTCTATGGGTGACGGCGTAGATGCTCAGGGGGGTAGTCTGACTACTGAGTTCGCTCTGGAGATGGTTAACCCACCGGCTAACTTCGTAATTACCGGCCTCACCGCTGCTGCCAAGCGAGTACAGCTTACTCAGACTGTAACTCCGTAAGCTTCACTAGTTAGTCCATCGTTAGACAGCCTCTATGATTCTCGGTGAGTGGCCTGGGGTCATAGGGGCTTTTTTATTTGTCCAGTAGGAGGTTACACAATGTCAACTGATAAGCCTAATAACGAAACTACTAAGCCTGTGGATACTGAGGCTAAGCAAACCAATGATAAAGGCGTAGCTCCTCGCCTCTTTGGTAATCAGTCCCCTACTCCTAAAGAGCAGGCTGAAGACAAGACTGCGGCTGCTACTCAGCCTAAGCTGGATGCAGCAGATGGCGTAGCAGTTCCTGGCGATGTACAACAGCAGCAGGATTTGGTAGCTGCTACTACCCAACTCAATGCCGCTAAGCAGACTGCTGGCGCTATTCATACTGGCGCTAATAACAGCACTTCTGGCTTTAAGCTGGATCCTGCTATGGAAAGCCTCGTAGTACCTGAGACTCAAAATGGTTACTACAGTATGAATGCCGGCACCGTAAAAGGTGACAAGGGTAAGCGGGTTAAAGGCATTCCTACTAATCGCGGCTTCTTCTATCCCGCTGATGTGGATAAGGCAGCCATCAAGGAACTGGACAGTCTGGTAGAGCGAGGCCTCGCCTATGTCAATAAGTCTTCTACTAAATAAAGTAGAGGATATTACTAAGCGCCCGGATGCAAGGAGCCGGGCGCTTACCTCTGTCAACACTGTAATTAGTCGCATTTGCAATAATGCAGACTTTCCAGAAGATTTGATAGAAGTATCCTTAACCAATCCGACTCCTGATCTATACGCTATTACTCTGCCACTTACTCTACCTGAAGGCTATCCAGCTGTACGTAAGATAGAGTATGTAACTGTAGCAGATCGTCCTCTTAAAGCCATTAAGCCTCGGAATGCTTTAACCTCTGAGGGTTGCGCTTTTAAGGGATGCTACTATCGCAGTGGTAATAACCTGATTCTTAATGTCCAGTATGCAGGGCCTAGTGCTCGTATTGGCTACTACCAACATACTCCATGGCTAACTGAAGCAGATACGCACTGGCTAATAGAGCAACAAGAGACTTTGATTATCACTGGTGTAGCTGCTGATGTATTTAAAGCTACTGGTGATGATACTTCTTATGGTGACTATCAGTCTATGTTCGAGCGCCTGCTTGCTGAATTCCGTAAAATGAGAGCAGATTCTGAGGAGCTTTAAATGAATTACTCGACTCCTATTACTCCTCCTAGTACTGGCGGCGGGACTGGTACAGTAAATAAGATTACCTTTAATGGAGTCGAGTTTCTTCCAGACCCTACTGGTAATATACCAATAGACTACCAAGGCTTTTCTGGGGCTTATGAGGATTTGACTGGTAAGCCTGTCCTATTCTCTGGCAACTACTCTGATCTTGTTGGTGCTCCAGTATTAGCCGCAGTAGCTACTAGTGGGGCTTACGCAGACCTTACGGGCACCCCTGTTCTAGCTGCAGTAGCCACTAGCGGTTCCTATAATGATTTGATAGAGAAGCCGGTAATTCCTGCAGCTCAAGTTAATAGTGATTGGGATGCTATCACTGGTGTAGCTCAGATTCTAAACAAGCCTACTATCCCTACAGTACCTACTAACGTAAGCGCCTTTATTAATGATGCTGGCTATTTGGATGCTGCTGACATTGCTCCTGTAGGGCTTAGCGGCAACTATGCAGATCTAATCAATAAGCCTGATCTAAGTCCGCTAGCTACTGCCATTCAGAATGCCTCTAACGTAGGAACTGGTACTCCCCTATTCTCCGGAAAGACTGGAACCAATTTAGATTTTAGAACTCTAAGAGCCGGCGATAATGTAACTCTTAGCGTAAATGCTCAGGGCGAAATAGTAATCGCTTCTGCTGGTGGAAGCACTGCATCTGGAGAAGCTAACACTGCAAGTAGTCTAGGAACTGGAGTTAGCCTAGTAGCTCCAAAGAATGGAGTCGATCTACCATTTAGGAGCCTACTCAGTAGTGCCGGACTTACTTGGAGTCAGGAGACTAATACAGTAACTCTTACTCTACATGCTATTCTTCAGGCTTGGTCGAATCTAACTTTAGCTGCTGATACTCTTGTATATGCTACTGGCGCAGTGACTCTAGGAACTACCCCTCTTACAGCATTTGCTCGTACGTTATTGGATGATGCTAATGCTGCGGCTATGCAGAACACCTTAGCCTTATCGCTGGTGGCTAGTAGTGGGTCTTATGCTGATTTAAGTAATAAGCCCGATTTAAGTGTCTATGCACCTAAAGATAGTCCCGTATTTACAGGCAACCCTACAGCGCCTACTGCGGCAGCCACAGACAATGATACAAGTATAGCTACTACGGCGTTCGTGCGAGCGGCAATGGGGTTGTTTGGGTTGGGTTCCCGACACGTAGTTACAGATGCCGATTCTGCCCCTATGGGGCTGTCCATTGTGAACCTTTCAACAGCAGCTAACGTACCCGCAGGTATGGAGGGCGCTGGCTGGCTGGAAACTGACTCAGAACTTAGCTTTACGGGCTCTAAGGTACAGCGGCTGCAAACCTCGGATGGTTCTCGCAGCTTTCTCCGAACTATCGGCGCCACCGCGTGGCGCGAGCTATTCCACACCGGCAACTTCACCCCTGCCACTAAGCAGGACAAGTCATCTGTTGTATTTACTGCTACTACCCGCACATTAGCCTTGACAGATGCTTGGAATTATGTGCGGTCAGTGACTTCTAGTGCTATTACCCTGACTGTCCCAACTAATGCGTCGGTAGCTTTTGAATTGGGAACAGAGATTACCATCAGAGCTGATGGTATCATTACTATAGCGGCTGCTAGTGGAGTTGCTATACATGCTCCAGCTAATGGGACTTTAGTACTAGCGGCAAGGATGACAGCGGTACTAAAGAAAGTAGACACAAACGTATGGGACCTAATAGGTCAGACGGTGGCAGCATGATGGCCGCAATTGCTGGGTTTCCAAAAGGGGTCTCTGAGTATGAGATGAAAATAACTACGGCTAGTTCTGGGTCTTCATGGCGGTACGATAGGATGGCAGGGATAGGTAGCATAACCCCTACATACGGTAATGTGGATCAAACAACCAATATAGCCAATGCAAATGGTCAGATCAATTACTTGAACTATCAACAAGACGAAGTCACAACGCAGTATGGTATAACTCTATATATTAAGGGCTCCTACACTTTAGCTACTCTACCTTTTACTAAGATGAAGATTACGTACTATGATACGTTTACCAGTTCATGGAAAACTGACACGTACCCTACTTCAGACCTTCAAGGGGCTCCCTATGCAGTGACCTCAGGTCCACACGCTGGAAGTACTGCTTTAGTATGGCCTCCCTACAACCCTGCGTATCAAGGGGAAAAAATATACTCTTTCGAATAGTTACTCCATCAGAAAACATTAGAGGGGGATCTATCTTATACTCAAACAATAAGGAGTGATACCAATGACTTTATCGGAAATGCTAGGGGTTCCAATAAGTTATTTGGTATTGGTGCTAATAGCAGCTGGGGCTAGATTCATGATAACTAAAGATCCACCAACACTGAAGCTGCTATTTGGCTCTATACTCTGGGGGCTTCTGGTAGTACTGGCTACTTATCAGTTGATCTTAGAGTTTGCTACAGACGCCTTGACTGGTATTACTAGCAAAGGATTGGTTACTGCTCTGGTAGCCGTTGGGGCATTCTTTGCTAAGGATATCCTAGAGATCTTAATTAAACTATTTGAGCAGATGAAAGTTGATCCTCATGGACTAGTAATGAAATGGGTAATCCCTATATTCAGCTAGTTCCTATAGATACTCCAATCTTAATCCTATTAGTATCTGCAACCCTATGCACTCTGCTATATGCAGTATCTAATCTCTATAGAGGGCGTTGTGATGAAGCTGAGCCAGAAGCGGGCACTATTTTCCCGACTGTTTGCCGCCTAGAAGAGAGCAATAAGGATTTAATAGCTAGCAATGCCAGAAAGGCTGGCGCTGCTGATGCCTATAATAGCATGACCACCTATGTTCAGGAGCTTACTAGTAATGCTACTGGTATCATACGAGGTTATCGTCTAAGGGATACAGAAAATGCGAAGTGTCTTGATCTGCTTCCTCCTACTGATCTTGTTAACAGGTTGCGAGAGAATAGTTTACGTAGATAGGTATATACGGGAGGCGCCTTCCGACTACCTGCTAAAGCCCTTTACCCTTCGTCCAGAACCTACAACTTATGAGGATTACATGGAAGCCTATTGGAAGGATTATATTCTATTAGGTACCAGTTGTAATGCTCGCTTAGAAAGTATTAGAATGGAGTATCAAGATGGCTCTCAACCCAGTACCAGATGATGTATATGTTATCGCCACAGCAGAGGGAAGAGATATTCCACTAGCTGCAGTGCGGCCATTAGGATTCTACACGCTAACAGCTGACTATGCTCTTAATTTACCAGAGGATGTTAACCTTATTAGCTTCTGGTCAAACGTGGATTGTAAAATCCTATTCTCTGGGGCAATCTTAAATGGCAATTTTCAGGGGCCTGGATTCTATGCCTTGGCCAATGTGGCTTACGAGTTAATAGTACCTAAGGCGATAGCTGTACATTTCCAATCTACTGGAGGCAGAGCAGTTATAAATCTGCTACAGAAATGGCAGCAGATGACCAATCTGGGTACTTACGTAGTAAGTTAAGGAGAATATAAATGAGTTCTAATTCGCACCTAATCCAGACCAATCGGTCTATGATAATTCTGGATCGAGATGGAATGCCTGTCAACTTAGGCCATACTACGCGAGAAGACTACCCGGAAGGGGCCTTTCCTATTCTAGCCTATGATGGGCAGAATGTGTTGCCCACTGCACTAGGCTATAGGTCGTTCTTCGCTGAGCATACTAAGTTTACTACTGGGCCGCAACTGGCTGACAAGAAAGTACAGCAGATGTTAGTAGCTCAGACTCCCTTAATGTCTAGTATCTTTTTAGCCCTATGTGAGGATGGGCTATATGTATGCAATGCCACTAATGAGGTAGCCAGCTTTAATTGGCTACATATTGTAGACTACTCTGCTACAGAGCAGCTAGGAGTACGCAGGCTATGGACATACTGTGTAATTTCTAATGTCATATATTTATACCAACAGGGGTCATCAGAGTTCTTTGGGTTAGTAGATTTGGCCACCTATGCAGAGACTACAATTCCAGAGGCCATTGTAGGGGCTACTATTACCCAAGTGTGGAGTAATACCGACATAGGCATCGGGCTGCTAAAATATACCCCTAACTTTATTAATATGTCCGGGCAGATCGGGCTGTTTAAAGCGGCTAATCGTTAGCTTGGTCCTCTGCTACTCAAATCTATGATTTCAAACCCTCTACTACTAACTTTGCCGGGGTCACTACCTTTGCAGATGTGGTAGGGGAGATAGTATTAATTAAGCAGCATGGGAATGGCTTTATTATCTATGCTACTAAGTCCATCACTTTGGTAGTTCCCCTTAGTGGTAGTCCGGAGAAATGGAGTGGTAGAGCTATATTCTCGGATGTTGGCGTAGTATTCGATATTCAAGTAGCTATGGGCCAGCCTGATACAGTCCATTACGCTATCACATCTGGCGGGCTATGTGTAATATCTAATGGCAATCCAGAATTTGTTGAACCTGAGGTGATGGATTACATTAGAAAGAATAATATTCTTTATGCCCTAAGCTTAGTGGACTCCCGGTATCTGCTGATTCATGCTGCCAATAACTAAAAATTAAAAGACTTTGATGGTAATGGCTTTTATGCCTTCCCTGAGGTCATTACTACTCCTGGGACATCCCAGTGGATTGATGCCATTATAGTTGGGACTGATGGCCTCCCTAGAAACAGCTTTGCAGATTACGCATTAGAGCCTGGAGTAACTCTTGGCAGTATTCCCGGACAAGCAATACTGATGCCCTGCTACGACATTAGTGAGTTTGATTCTACTTGGGCTAATACTACCTTCTCTCCGTTGGAGCAAGGGAACATAGACATCACCTCTCAACTAGCCTCTGGGATGCAATTCAATGTAGAACCCTATGAGATAGATGCAGTAGTAACAGTCAATAGTTACAGTCTCACCTCCAAGAGGATAGATAAAGCTGGAGCAGAAGCCATAGAAGTATTCAACTCTGCTATAGCTCAATACAATAAGCATCTTGCTTACGAGCAGGCTTGGATGGATGCCATTCATGACAATCTAGTAGTAGTAGAAGAGTCAGTCCCCCTGCCTGCTATATACAATCATATTCCCTCAGGTACAGTACTAGCTAGACCAGAAGAAGAGTTGCGTAAGACTAGGATTTTTGATTTTGTGCGCTCCAACCGCCTTAAAGTAGAAGCTAACGAATGTCGTATGCGTATGCTGGTAGAGGCTAAAGAGGACCTAGAGATTACTTATAAGTTCTCAGGAGAAGAGCGAGTAGAAGGTGGTAAGCAATATGCCTTCTTCTCTTCAGAGGCTATTACTCGAAATCTATCCTGGTCTTACTCAGGGTCAGGAGGAGCAGGAGTTAATGGCACTGAGACGATTATTATTAATCGGCCAAAAGTATATCTAGGCTGGACATTTAGTGAGGAGGATAAACAGGCTTTTGCAGACTATCAAGCTCAGGTAGCTCCGCATCAAGACAATCTACCAGTTAACGCAGGAGGGTATACCTATACTACAACTACACAGGAAGCCCAATTATTAGCCGTGTGGGTAGCTAGATTCCGTCCTCAGTGCATAATAGCAGGCTCTGCTCAAAGCATTATAGACTACTTTGAGACTGGGCAATCAGGTACTATGGTAGACGGCAACGTGGCTAAACTTAAGCCTGTATCTGGTATGCTCTTCCAACAAGTGCCTGGATGGGATGAGATGGCTTTAGGAGGTACTGGACTATTCTGGTCCGCCTTACCACTGATAAAGCCTATCGGTACTGATATCAATGGAAGCACAATGTGTGGCGTCGACTAATAGTACATCAGGTGACTGGAGCGCGTCTTATGATATTAATGATCCGCTAGCCATACAAGCCTATGCAGATATAGTTACCCTAGAGGAGACGTATGGAGAGTGGACTACAGCCGAACGTGATGCGATCTATGCCCAATTTGGAACTCCAGACCCAAATGCCAGAACCCTCAAATTGGTAGGAAATCTCTGGGCTAGAACAGAGCTAGTTCCACCAGAGTTTGGTGGAGATGTTCCAGTCACTATATATGATGCAGAGCTGTCTGGATGGGGATATATTCCTGCAGGGGGATCAATCTTCCGCAAGACCCATAGTAGGCACTCATCCACATCCTGCCCAATGCCACCTACTGTATTTAGTCGAATCACCAATCCTGTAGAAGGCTCGGCTAATCCAGTACCTACTATTACAGGACCTATATATAACAATGACATAATTCCAAACCCAGGGTATGAATGGGAATACCCACCTAAGCTACCCTTCCCTGATAACTATGTGCAATTTCAGAAGGGCACTATCTACTATTACTTATGGGAAATTGGGAGATTATAGACTAGGAGTTACCTTTGGTAGTAAGATAGTAGCTCAATTTGCTGAGGATCCTTCAGGACAGTTGGTATTGGAAAGTTCTATTGATGGAGATGTAATTGATCTGGACTCGTCAGTAGCCACAGATATGGGCAGTAGGTTTGTGCAATTCCCCTTTACTCGGGTAGGTAAGTGGTTTAGTATACGACTTGAAGGGGCCTTCAATTTAGTGAGCCTGGCCTTTGAAAGCCAGCGCAAGGGCAGGAGATAATTATGGCCGTAAGTAATCCAAGGGCTATCTGGTGTAGAAGGGGGCAATCGTTTTAATATCTGGGGCAATCGTGGAAGTGGCAGCAATGCTACTGCTACTAAGGCCAATGAGTTAGATCGTATTCGGCTTGAAGAGATTGCTACTAACCAAGGCATTCGAGCAGACTACAGTAAAGAGAGTGCCTTTGCGGATGCTCAAGGAGCTATGAACGCTACACTGTCCCAAGCTCTACGCCAGTCTATGCCTACTATCACTGCCGGTATTGATGCTGCCGGTACTAGTGGTGGGGCGCTTAGTGCGCTCCTTACTCAACAGATGGCAGAAGATGCAGCAGGACAAGCAGCGCAGTTGGGTCTACAGGCTGCAATCAATTACGGTCAGATTCAAACTGGCCAAAGCAATGTAATTGAAAGCCTG